GCGGCATGGGTGACGGTGCACGCGGGCAACGCGGTGAACGTTTCCGCCGCGGTCGACGCCGCCACCCCGGCCGCGCCCGCGGTGAACGCGACCGCCTGGCGGGCGTAGCTGCCGCCGGTCACTTCGGTCCCGCCTCCGGCGTCGGTGGTCGCCGTCGTGAACAGCGCCAGGTAGACGGTCGCGGGGGCGGTGTAGGTGGTGGCGAACAGGACATGGTCGCGGAGCTTGGATTCGAGGTAGTCGGTCATCGACGCCATCAGCGGTGGTCCTTCACAGGTAGGCGGGCCGGTAGGTGAGTGCGCCGGTCGCGCCGGTCAACGTCAACGTGTTCGACCCGGGGGCGAGGACCGGCCAACCGGAGCCGGCGACGAGCGACCCGTAGAGGTCGACACCGCCCGAGCTGGTGACCGTCCGGGCTCGACCGTCGATCGTGACCACACCGGTCACGCCGGTCAGGGTCAGGCCGGGTTCGTCATCGGCGGCGTTCGAGAACACGACCGGCGCGGTGGTCACCGTGGCCACCAGCACGTAACGGTCCGTCGGTGCTGCGCCAGCGTTCACGAGAACCGTCTCACCGGCGCTGAGAGCGACCGGAACCTCGGGGCCGTACCCGTAGGGGTCGAGCGCCTCGAACGTCGCTAAGGCGTCGATCCAGCCGAGCCGTAACAGGTCGAGGTTGTCGTCGACGCCGCGGGGTCGACCGTAGAAGCGGCGGGCCACCGACGAGAACCCGGGGAGGCGGAGATCGAGCGCGACGTCGACCGGGCTTGATTGCCACGCCACCTTCAGCGTTTCGAACAGGCCCCACCCGTTCGACGCGGAGGTGCCGTCGACACCGAGTTGCAGGGTCAGCACCCGTCGGGCGGCCACGTCGGTGCCGCCGACGTCACCGGCGGACAGGCCGCGTTCGTGATCCGCGGTCCGTGGGGTGCTCACCCCGAGCCCGCCGATCGGTCCGGTAAACGGGTACGACGTTGAGGCGCCGACGGTGACGCCGCGCAGTTCGGCCTGCCAGTCGACGGTGATCGTCACCGGTCACGCCTCGTGGTGTGCGCCCAGCCGAGCTTGGCGTTGATCGCCTGCACGACCTCGTCGGCGGTGGCGTTGGCCACGGTGGTGACCTCCAAACGGTCGACCCGGAACCCGGCGGCGCCGATCGGCCCGTCGGCGGGGGAACGACCGGCCGCTTTGATGCGGGCCACCTCGTCGCGCGACAGCACCCATTCGCCGGCTTCGAGGATGCGCAGCACCTCTTGCCCGGACCGGCCGGTGACCGGGCCACCGGTGTGCAGCGTCGGGATCCGGAATTCGGTGCCGCCGCCGGGGACACCGGGGATGTCGGGAATGGTGAAACCCTTTCCGCCGATCGTGTCGTTCCAGGCGTCGCGGATTGCCTGGGCCATCGCCTTGAACGGGGCGGCGATCTTGTCGGCCAATGACGACAGCCCGTCGGCCAGTTTCCCGGGGAGTTCGGAGAACAGGGAGGTGAGCCCGTCGAGGATCTCGGACGCCTTGTCTTTCGCCTCGACAATCGGGTCGATCAGCAGCGCCTTCAGGATCGCGAACCCGACCTCGACGATCAGTTTCGCCCCGTCGACCGCGTTCCCGATCACGGTTTGGATCCCGGAAAACACGGTGGACACCACGGACGCCACGACACCGAGCACGGTTTCGATCACGGTGCGCACCGTCTGGAACGCGAAGGTGACGACCTTGACGTAGGTGGACACGTAGAGCGTGACGAAATCCACGATGAACGAGAAGACGTTCACGACGGCCTGGCGGACCGCGTCAAACACAAAGAGCGCGACGTCCTTCACCGCGGTGAACGCCTTGTCGACGAACGCCCGGAACCAGTCGACCTTGTGGTAGGCGAGGACCAGCGCGGCGATGAGCGCGACGATCGCGATGACGACCAACACCACCGGGTTGAGCGCCATGACGAAGTTGAAGGCGGCGGTGGCCGCGGTCGCGATACCGGTGGCGATCGTGGTGGCGGCCATCGCGATCTTCCCGGCGATCATCGCCGCCTTGTTGGCGATCCATGCGGCGGTGCTCTTGACGACCGCAGCGGCCGACTTCAGCATCGACTGGCCCAGTTCGATCGCCCGTTTGCCGGCGGACGAGAGCGCCTTGCCGGCAGCGCTGGCCTTCTCGCCGATCGCCGTGAACGCCTTCTTGACCCGGTCGGCGTGCTCGGTGGCACCCGACTTCATGTTCTTTAGGAGCTTGTCGTAGTTGGTGTTGAGATGGCGGATCTTGTCGGCCGCTCCGGTCGCGCCGGCGTTCACCGAATCCCAAACGCGGGCGCCGGCCTCGCCGGCTTTGATGGCGACAAACCCGGCGGCGACCGCGACGAGCGCCGGGCCGAGCACGTCCATGTGGTCGGCGAGAAACCCGACCGCGGTCGCGAGGACCGGGCCGAGGAATTCGGCGACGTCTTTGATCACCGGGAACAGCGCCGCGACCTTCGGCCAGTGCTGCACGGCGAACTGGCCGACCGCGGCGGCGAGGTCGACGAACGACGCGACGATCGGTTCCAGGAACGCTTTCGCGTCGGCGAACACCGTGGCCCAGTCGACGGCCGCCAGTTGGGCGGTGATCGTGTCGAGCGTCGGCCGGATCTTCTCGAAGAGATCGCGGGCGACGGCGATGCCGGCCGGCAGATGTTGACCGATGGCGGTGGCCGCCTTGTCGATCACCGGGAGCAGGAACCCGCCGACCTTTTCTTGTAGGTTCCCGACGGTCACTTTCAGTTTGTCGAGCGGTGTGGCGGCCGCTTCGGCGGCCCCCCCGAACTTGGTGCCGACCTCGGCGAGAATGATTTTCTGGGCGGACAGCAGATCGCCGGACGCGATGTAGCCCTTGATCTGTTCTTTCTGGCTGTCGCTGAAATCGACGCCGATCTTCGCGAGGGCCGACATGCCCTTCAGCGGGTTGTTGAGCGCCTTGCCGAGCTGCTTCGACGCGGACGTCATGTCCGTGCCCATCGCTACCGACATGTCGTTCGCGAGAGCGGTCGTTTGGGAGAAGACGTCGTTCCCGGCGCCGGCCTCGTCGCGAATGTTTTTGAACGTGAGTAGGACGTTGGCGCCGGACTGGATCAGTTCGTCATCCACGCCGGTCTTCGCGGCGAGCGATTCGGCGAGGTCGCCGACTTGGTCGGCGGTGACCTTCGCCGACCCGCCGGTCGAGCGGATCACCTGCTCGGTGAGCGCAGCGATTTTGCGGGATTCCGCCGCGGCGGCGAACACGTCGCCCATCTGTTTCAGGACGACGGCACCGGCCGCGACCGGCGCCGCGATCAGTGCCGTTTTCCGGAACGCAGCGGAGAACCCGGAACCGGCTTTGCGGCCGGCCTTGTCGCCGACCCCGCCGAGTTCCCGTTCGATCTTTCCGGTGCCACCCCGAAACGATGGGATGAGACTGATGTAGGCGGTGGCCAGTTCGGTGGCGACGGGGACCACCTCCTCGGCGGGGGTTCAGGGGGCGGGCTTTCGGGCGTCGAGCAGCGCCCGTACTTCGGTTGGGGTCAGCCGCGACGCGTCCCCGACACGAGAGGTACGACGGGACCGGACGCCGGGCCGCTCGATCGGTTTCGGGTAGTCCCGTTTCTTGCCGCCACTGCGCTGCCAATTGGCAACGGCGAGCTGATCAACGGTGAGCGCGGCGAGGTGCCGGTCCATGGTCCAGACGGCGTCCTCACCGAACATGGACCGCCACGTGGCCGCCGTCTCCGGAAGCTGGCGGACCAGCCGGGCGAGCCGACCCCACCGCAACCTTGGGCCTTCGAGGTCACGCCACAGGTGGAGCCCGTAGAACCGTTGCAGGTCGGCCTCGACCGCTTCCTCGTGATCCTCTAGGAACGCGACGAGGCCCCGGATCCCCCCGGGTCAACCCCTTGAGTTTCGGCCCGGACCTCGCCGGCCTCGGCGATGATCGACAGCAACAGGATGGCGGACCCGCCGGCCTCAACGAACTCGTCGTACCTGTCGCCCATCAACATATGGGCTTGGTCGACGATCGATTCCGGGGTGCCTTCAAGCTTGATGAATTCGAGGTACTGGTCATCGCCCATCAGTTCGGGCGGCATCACCAGGAACGTCTTCGTTCCGGCCTTGATCCGGACGGCGCCCTCTTCGGCCTTCTTCGCCTTGAAGTCGGTCAGGTTGACGGGCGGGTTCTTGTAGCGCTGCGACACGAACGGGGTCTCCAGTTTGAGCGGGTGAGGGTGGTTCACAGGGGTGACCGGTCACCCGCTCGGGGCCGGTCACCCCCGCGATGCGTTGACCGCTACGGGGCCGGCGGGAGTCCGGCCAGCGCGGAAATGATCTTGGTGGTGTGCACACCGTTCGACGCGGGGAACGCCGTGATGGTCAGCTCGTAGCCGACCGCCTCATCGTTCTTATAGGTGATGTCGCCACGGTCGGAAACCTCACCGGTGGCGATCGTCCAACGCACGATGTTCAGACCGTCGACGACGTCGAACCCGAACGCCTTACGCTCCGCGGTCGGGTTCTTCACCGCGACCGTGGCCGGGCCGGCACCGGTCCCGGTGATCGTCGAACCCTTGTAGTAGAGGGCGAGCCCGGCGGCGGTCGTCTCGATCAGCGTGAACGTGTAGGTGGCCTTCGAGCCGGTGATCATCTCCCGGACGGTGTCCCCGTTCTGCCAGGCCTTGACCTCGCTCGACTGGTCGTCGTGGGCTTCGACGATGCCGTCCTCGGACAGGTAGCCGAGGTCCACGAAGGCGGCATTCCAGGCGGCCGAAGTGGTGGTCGGAAGGGCGGTCGCCAACGGGGCGACATAGACGGCGCCGGTCAGGGCGACCAGGACGTTTGCAGAGTTCAGGGCCATGTCCGCTCCTGCGCGGTCAAGTCACCCGGACGGGTGACGGTTGGGTGGGAGAGCGGGTTGGTGACGGCCGGGGTAGGACGGCCGGGCTACGGCTCCGGTTCGGGTTCCGGGTCGGGGCGTCGGATCCGGACGAGCAGCTCGACGGTGAACGTCACCCGGGACTGGTTCGACAACGGATCGGGAAGCTCGACCGGGCCGCCGCCTTCCTCGACCCGGTACACCTGAACCCCGGCGTGGACCACACCCTGGGCGGCGTGCACGACCGCTCGGGCGTTCTGCGCGAGGTCATGGGCGGCAGCGACGTTCCCGGCCCACGCCTCGACCGCGACCGTGACCCGATCAAGGGGGAGGACGCTGTCACGGCCGCCACCGCCGAGGAGTCGGACCGTGACAAACGCGACTGGTCGCGGGCTGGGAATGGCGCGGTGCACAGGGACGACGACCTGGTTCGGGACGTCGGGCAGTTCGGCACGGAGCCAGACGCAAACCAAATCGACGACGTCGGGGGCGACGAGCAGCTCGCCCATCAGGCACCGGCCTGGAGTGACGACGACAACCGTCGTGAGGTCGCTTCGGCCCGCCGGGCTTCGGCGGTGTCGGTGAGCACCAACGCCCGAGCCCGGTTCTTTCCCTTCTTGACGGACGCCTCCATCCCGGGACCGGCCGTCTCGGCGATCCGTTCGGCACGGGCGAGCAGATCGGCTTGGATCTCCGGGGAGCGCAGCAGCGCCCGCACCGCCGACGGGTTCAGCGTGACCTTGACGTCGCCGGCCATCAGCCGACCACCTCGCCGAGCGGGACGACCACACCTTTGGTGTGGCCGTCGTATGGGTTGGTCCACACCGCCGGTTCGCCGTCGACGTCGAACGTCCGGCCCCGTACCACCACCCGATCCGATGCGCGTAAATCGGCGTCGGGTGGCAGGTACAGGGTCGGCCGGGTGATCACCGCGGTGCGCCCGTCGAGCACCTCGTTTGTGCCCCCCGGATCGAACGCGCAGTGCCCGATGGTGTGCGTCGCCGTGTCGCCGTAGACGAGCACGACGTTTTGGTACCGGTCGGTTTCGGTGGTCGGCCGGATCACCCCGACCGGTTCGCCGATCATCCGAGTTCGCCGATGTCTTCGGCGTACCAGGGGAACGGGTTGTCCGACCCGGACACCGGTACCCAGTAGGTGTCAACGACCGGGTCGTCACGACGGGTCGGCATCGACCACAGCCCGTGCGTGGTGGGCCGGTACCGGCCCACGATCGCCTTCTCGGCGGCGGTCAGATAGAGGCCGGGGGTGGTGCTGTACGACTTCGATTCGGTGAACGGCCCGGTTGTGTTCGACACCTGCGCGGCCGCCGACGGGTTGCGGTACACCCGGGCGGCCACCTCAAGGGTGACGGTGTGGACGTCGTCGGGGACCGGGTCGGTTTCCCAGGTGACCCCGGCCACCGACCGGATGAGCGACGACACCGCGCCGAGCACCGCTTCCGCCCGCGCCACATCCGGCCCGCACAGTGGGGCACCGAGCCACACCTCAAGAGCCGAAAGCGACGCGAGCGGATCGGCCGGCATCAGGTGACCGTGACGGCCGACGTGTCGGTCTGACCCTGGAACGTGCCGGTGATCGTCGCCGCCGCACCGGCAGCGACACCGGTGACGATGCCGTCGGCGTCGACGGTGGCCCGACCAGCGTTCGACGTCGTCCAGGCGACGAGCCGGTTCGGGATCGGCGTCCCGGCGGAGTCCGCCACCGACAAGGTCGTCGTGGCACCGACGGCGATCGAGTCGGTTGCCGGCGAAACAACGATCGTGCTCCCGACCAGCGCGGCGCCGAACGACACGGCCCGGTCCGGGTCGAGGACCTGGGCGCCGACGAACGTGTCAACGATGCTCTGATCTTCGAGCTGGAGCGGGTTGTAGTGCTGGATCCAGCGGAGCGCGAACCCGTCCTGCGCGATAGTCGACGACTTCGCGGCGCCGTCCGGGTTGCGCGACGGGCGGGTGACGTGAGCGAACGCGTCACGGTTGTACGCGACCCCGAAGTAGTCCGGCAGGGTCGGGTCGGCGATGATCGTAAACCCGAACAGGTTCCCGATCGTGGCCATGCGCAGCATGCCGTCGGTGCCGGCCTCGTTCGACTTCTGGAGCAGTTCGTCGTTGAGGATGGC